TAGTGGTAGCTCGCTAGGGCCCTTCGGGCGAGAGAGCTATCATCCGTGAATTCGTTGGAAGGATAAGTCCAGTTGCTCTAAGTCCAGACGAATTCGTTTGAGGGATAAGTCCAGTTGGCTTGGCTGAGAACGAATTCACTTCGTCGATAAGTCCAGTTGCTCTAAGTCCAGATGAATTCGCTGGAAGGATAAGTCCAGTTAGCCCAGATCAATCGACACCCTGATATCGCCAGCCACCTGCACTTGGCTACGATCAATCGGCTTATACCCAGCGCGATCCAGAATATCCTGTGCAGCTTGGAGTTGAACGTACTCGCTTTTTGCACCTTCAGCGAGTTCTGAAACCCTGTGAACAGCCTTGAGCGCGTTCACTCCAAGCTGCTCACTCACTCTTTGCATCATATACTGCTGCACGTGCGGGAGCTTTAACGTACGGGATGCTGAGACTTGTCCGCTTTTTCCCTGAGCGTATCCTGCTTTGATGGCTGCGCTCTTCATGCTCCCGCCCTCAGCTAACAGCACATCAACCAGAGCCATCTGTCTCTTGGTGAGCTTAGCATCGCTTAAGGTCTTCATGGGAACCCCCCTTACCCCCCTTTATTGCCATCCTGCAAGGTCGTGTCAATATCCAGTTTGCGATTATTGATAAGTCCAGTTTGGGGGGTTCCTTCGTCAAGACTGAGAGTAATCAGTATGACTTAGAGTAGGGGTGTGGTGCCTTGTTCACCGGCTCTGCTAGCGTTGTCAGGTGCTCTCTTCCCTCTCTGGCGGTCCGTCCTCGCCGTCAGACTGGCATGGATTCATCCGGTGACAGTTCGCAAGGACAATCCTTTCTCTGCTTCGCCGTGGTTCTTGCTGACTATGGCTGCCCATACCAAGGCGGTGGCGGGCGCGGATTGTCCTTGCGAACTGCAAGCGCCGCCCCTTGGGGCGTCGTCACTCGGATGATCCATTGGTCTGACATGGCGAGGACGGCCCTCGCCACCAGAGAGAAGGAAGAGAACCATGACGAAGCAGAACCGTGAACAAGCCACCGCACCTAAGAACATCATTACAGAATTGATGAACACACTCACCGTAAACGAAGAGGTCCTCCGCAACGGAGACTGGGTTATCACCGACACCGCCGAATGGCAGCGACGCATCCTCCTCGAGGGGATGATGGACAAAGTCGACTGGATGATCAGCTCCTCGAAGGGCATGGACGCCTACATCGACCAGACCCGGCAACGGGTTGCCAATGCACAGCGCCGCTACAACGGCGATGAGATCAGCACCACTTATCTCAAGGGCGCAATCGCAGAAGCGAGAGCCGCAAGCCTCAAGCTCCAAGTCTTCGAGCAACTGCAACGACAGCTCAACGAAGCGTATGTCAACATCACCGGCGAAGATTACACACCTTACGGTCGAGCCCGCCGGTCGAACCTGCGCAACGACGCGCCCGCAGATATCCCCGCAGACATTGCGGCAGAGCTCGAAGCTCTCGGAATGTCGCCCGACCTCGGGACCACCGCAAACACCAACGGTGTAGATACCGAAGTCGCATAACTCACCCGCAGAGGGAGCTGGCCTAACGGTCGGCTCCCTTTTTCTATGCTTATCAACCTCACATAGGCTGATGGGAGGAGGGGAGAAGATGTTTAGCGACGCACAGAACACATCCCGAGTGTGCGCTCACGAAACCAAAACCATTTGCTTATACGCAGTAAGTGGCAGAACATGAATCAAAACAAAGAGGAGAACCACCATGAAAGCTACATTCCATCGCATCCAGGCGATCCACGTTAGCCAAGATCGTCATTGGAAGGATGAGCCAAACGAGTTTCATGTGCTCAAGATTGCACTCGAAACGGAAGAAGGTCAGCATGAAATCAGCCTGTTTTCTGATGATGGTCCGATTGTTCTGGTCAATCCCGCAGTCATGGATGCGAACTGATGAACATAGTCGAAGCAATCATCGGTGTTGTGTTCATCATGGCACCAACCTTCATCCTTCTTTTGATCGGAGGATAACATGGTCTGCAAGACCTTGCGCACCAGCCCCTATGATAGAGGTCAGGCCGACAGCTACTACAGGCGAGCGCCTCGCCCTCACTATTATGAAGGGCTTCTTCGCATCGAAGAGAAGGATATGAGGCCAGAAGAAATCAAAGCTTATGATCAAGGGTATGCCGACAATGAACAAGACGGCGACCACAAAGATTACAACTGAGAGGAGACTACAATGCTCGACGCAATCAATAACCGCTGGGACTTTCCGGTAGAAACCCAACCCATCTTTGATCAGAACGGTGAGCAAATCCCCGGCAGCAAGTGCGTCATGCGCACCGATACCAACACGGTCCTTGGTGTTCATGGCTCCCGCTACCAGCTTGTCGACCACGGCTCAATCATTGAGTCGATGATGGACGCAATCAAGAATGCCAACATCAGCAACGACTACGAAGAGAAGATCATCACTCTGGATGGCGGCGCAAAGATGCGGGGCGAGATCATCTTCCCCAACGTCACGGTTCAGCCTCAAGTGGGGGACTATGTTCAGTTTCGTATCAGCTTCTTTAACAGCTACGATGGCAGCTGGTCAGTGCAGGCCAACGCAGAAGGCTTGCGTCTTTGGTGCCTCAATGGATGCACTACCCCTGATGCAGCCAGCCGCAACAAGTTCAAGCACACCAACAACATCAACATCGAAGGCACCTCAGCCAAGATCACTCATGGTCTCGAAGGGTTCATGGGATCGGAAGACAAGTGGCGCAAGTGGATGAGCATCCCAGTCACGGATGAGATGGCAGAGACTTTCTTCAAGCACACCATTGCCAAGTCGTTCACTCGTCAGTCTGCGATGAAGACAAACGAAAAGCAGCTCGAAGCCCTGCTTGGCATCTGGAACAACGAGCGCCGCAATCTGGGTCGCAACAAGTGGGCGCTTTACAACTGCATGACCTACTGGGCCACGCACACCCATGACCTCAAGCAACCCGAGATCGCGCGTCGCAATCGTGAAGATCAAATCGCACGAGCAATGACTCACAAACAATTCTTGGAGCTGGCATGAAGCATCGAGTTCTCAATCACGCAGACAATATCATTCATGGCGCAAGGCAGCGGGACTACGGTTCCGCCAGCCATAGCTTCTCGACCATCGCTGAGTTGTGGTCAACGTATCTCAACCATGAAGTCACACCCGAACAGGTGTGCATGATGATGATACTGCTGAAGGTTGGACGATCAACCAAGTCAGCACAGTTCGATAGCCTTGTGGATATCGCTGGCTACGCTGCACTGGCAGACACAGTAATCAATGGAGTTCACAATGTATCAGAAGATTGCGACGGATTCAGTGTTTGATGAGCTGGCTGACACGCTTGGCCCGACCGCCTCTTGGCCTACTCAAATCCTTGTGTGGGCAGACGCAATCGCAGCCGACAACCCTCACTTCAACAAGGAAAAGTTCATCGAAAGAGCAACAAGCAAATGGGAGGAGCACTATGTTCCAGCAGAAATCGACGACCACATTCCCTACTGAGGAACGCCCGTTCCCATATCACCAGAGCTATGGCATGACCGATGGCTTCCGAATGCAGGTTGTGCTCGAGAGCTATGCGCTCAGTCCAAAGGAGGCAGCAAGGAACAACAAGGTCAGCCTTGCCTCTGTCTACAAGTGGCGCAAAGACTGCCGCATTCAGGTCGGGCCTTGGCTGATCTGACATTTAGTGCAAGTGTGTGGCGGGATCACCTGCCACACATGAGGACACTATGGAGAAGAGACTAAAGAGTTACTTGGAGTTTCTGCAAGAGAAGTCAGAGCTGCTTGACGTGCCACTCATTGATGCCTTCAAGCTAAAAGATATCTCGCTGTCCACCTACTACCGCACAATGCAAGGCACGACTGAGCTTAAGTACAGCACTGCGCGCAAAGTAAATCACAGCTTGGAACACCTCGCCGCTCTTCGAGAGCATAGAGCGCGACTAAAGAATGATGTGTGATGCCTGCGAACAATACGCAGATCACATTGTCTGTCTGCTTAAGAATGCTCAGTCACACTGGACCATTTGCATTCGCTGCTACGAGGACGACACATGGCCAACCGTAATAAGAACAAAGGAACCTACCACGAAAAGCGAATTGTTGAATGGCTCCAAAGCCTCGGCCTCAAAGCAAAGAGGCAACCCCTCAGCGGCAGCTTGGGAGGAGAATATCGAGGCGATATCAAAGTCGAGGTCGCAGGACACGAGCTGGTAGTTGAGGTCAAGTATCGTGACGCTTCTAACTTCCCGAGTCCCTTCTCAGTCTTAGAGCAAAGGGACTTGGCAATATACAAGAGGCGGCGGGGAACGCCGCAGACTGTAGTCATCATAAGTGGAGACAAACTAGAGGAGTTGATCCATGCAATCCAAGGAAATCCTTGCCCACCTACAGATGGGTAACAAGCTCACACCAATAGGTGCGCTTGAGAAGTTCGGCTGCTTTCGACTAGCCGCAAGAGTGCACGAGCTGCGCCAAGAGGGCCACCCAATCAAGAAAGAGTTGGTCTATGATGGCGGGACCAGTTACGCCCGCTACTACATGGAGAAAGAAGAATGAATGTTGTGCAGTTCAAAGCCAAATCTGAGGAGTTGTTCGATGAGTTCTGGTCTGTTTACCCCAAGCGTATGGCTAAGGCTCACGCTCGCATAGCCTTTGATCGCGCCTGCAAGAAGGCAGATGCAAAGACAATCATTGAAGCGGCCAAGCAGTTCTCTGAGTTCCTTCAACATCAGGGTACGCAGAAGAAGTACATGCCGCTCGCAACCACATGGCTCAACGGAGAGCGATGGGAAGACGAGCTTTACTTCGAGGACGAACAGTCAGACTGGGGAGACATGAATGAATTTTGATCTGCGTATGCAGATGGTGAGGCAGTGGCTCAAGGACGATCTGCTGCCTCGCTTCTCTGCGCCTAACAATGTGGACAAGGCCACCGCTGCAAACGATGTAGCTGAAACAGTCAACGCTAACCTGCCATTCGTGCAGAGCAAAGATCAATTCAAGTTCTATCTTGATGCGGTGTGCAAGCATGTCATTCGCAATGCGCGCGGTCGAACGCTTCCTGTCCCCAAGGATTTCATTGAAGCCTGCCGCGAAGCAGCGAAGACAAAGACCAGCGAAAACGCAATCAGTCAGGAGTGGAAGATCAACCCATACAAACTCACAGAGCGCAGAGTCAAAGCAGGCGAAGCCATTGGAAGTACATGGCTAAGCGAGCGTGCAATTCGTGACCTGATTGCCAATACATCGTTGACAGTATGTGAATTGCAGCCGTATATTGATGCACATAAGCAAAACGAGAGGAGTGACAATGGATAGAGTAGGGTTCATTGGCGGCAGTGATACCGTCAAGATCATGCAAGGAGACTGGCTTGAGCTATGGGAGATCAAGACTGGTCGAGCTCAAGGCCCTGACCTGAGCGACGTGCTTCCTGTTCAGCTTGGTATCTGGACCGAAGACTTCAACATCAACTGGTTTGAAGATCGGATGAAGGTCAAGATCGACCACATGCAGGAGCAGTTCCGCAAGAACATCGGAACAATTCCGGTCAAAGGCATGATTGATGGAAAGCTATTCGGCTTCAACCAGATCATCGAGTGCAAGCACACCAACCACATGAACAGCATGGACGCTGTTATGGAGCTATACATGCCGCAGGTGCAGACCTATTGCGAAGTGGCTGACGCAGACGGGTGCCACCTATCTGTAATCTTTGGCAACAGCAGATGGGAGTCGGTCTTCATTGAGAGAAACAAGAGCTACTTCGATTCTATGTGGTCGGTGGTGTCAGACTTCTGGGGTTATGTTGTACGCGATGAAGAGCCGATTGGTTGTGACGCACCCACGCTCAGCATCAATTCCATTTCAGTGGACCAAATGGTCAAGCGTGACGCAAGCAAAGACAACGCCTTTGTCGACGCCGCCAACACCTACGTTGAGAACGAAGAGCAAGCCAAGCTATTTGAGGCTAGTAAAAAGTCTCTGAAAGAGATGGTCGCTAAAGATGAACGCGAAGTTTACTGCGACCTGTTGACAGTCAAGCGCGCAAAGAATGGATCACTGCGCATCACCAAGAGGAGTAAGAAATGAGCCTTGATCTCTGGAACAGGGTCAGCAAGTCAGACCCAAAGTATCTCAAGCCTGTTAACTTTGGATCGCGCAAGTTCACAGCGATCGACCCGATGTATCAGGTGCGCTCTGCCACAGAAGAGTTTGGCCCTATCGGTGATGGATGGGGCTGGCACAGCACGACTCAGATTCATCACATGTCCAACGGTGACAGCGTTGTGATCTGCGATGTGGTTGTCTGGCATGGGAACCAAGGCAATACCTTTGGCCCCTTCCCCGGATGCCGCAAGTTCTTTGATGCCGCCAAAAACAGGCTCAATGAGGATGCTCCCAAGATGGCAGTGACCGATGGCTTGACCAAAGCTCTGTCTCACATTGGCTTCAATGCCGATGTGTTTCTTGGCGAGATGGACGGAAACAAATACGCCGAAGATTCCGGCAAAGCAAACACAGGATGGTGAACATGCAATACAGCTTTGGCCCAGTGATCGTGAAGCTGGATGAAGAAGACGACTTCAAAGTCAAATGTTTGTCAGGCTCTATTGCCTGTCGTGGATACATGAGCGGTCAGTGCTTCTGGAACGGAGAGACCAAGCCAATCAACGAAGACAACACCACACCTGACTGGTGCCAATACAAGGAGAGCGCAGTGAAGGACGCGCTTCAGATGATGGAAGAGGAAAACAAATGAGCGAATACGACAACACCAACCGGGGGGCGGCCTTCCCCCCATTCCCTACTCAGTCGATGATTTTGCAGGGCAAGCTCAACGTGGAGGGCCACGACGAAAAGGTCGTCTTGGTCAAGGACGAAACCCGCAGCGGCAAGCAGATCATCGAGGTCTTTGCCAAGGTTGGCGTCTTGTTTCAGAACGACAAGCGCGGCAATGAGGGAGCGCCCGATTACTCCGGCAAATTGGAGTTGCGTTACTTCAATGCGGAGAAGCGCATTGCTGGATGGAAGAAGACTGGCAACGACAAGCCGTTTCTTTCTCTGTCAGTAAGCGACCCGCAGGATAGCGTCGGCAGCGAGGCCAAGGCAAGCCTTGATGCGGACGATATTCCGTTCTAAGGTAAAGGCACTCCTCCCTGATTGGCTTGCTGCCTCTCAAACTGCCCCGGCCTTAGTGGGGGAAAGGCCGGGGCTTTTTTATGGAGCTCACATGAGAATTGAAAAATGGCACGAGATGACCAAGCGTCATCACGAAGAGCGCAGGCTAATCATTGAGTACTGCAAAGCCCACAACATGACGCAGCAAGAAGCGGCTGAGTTTCTTGGCACCAGCTCACCTAACCTGAGCAGGTATATGAAGGTGCACAAGATCACTTGGAACGCAAAGAAAAGAAAGCCGCGAAGAACAGCAAGGGACATAGCCAAAGATGCTTGGTGACATAGTGAGCAGACTCACTCAAACAATCGCACACCTTGAGGGCATAAAGTCAGAGGTTGAAGCTGCCATGCAGAAAACCGTTAAAGCAAACAGACAATCAGAAATGGTTTCTTACTTGCTGAAAACGGTAGCCGAGAAGCATGGAGTCAGCGTCGAGGAAATCATTTCCAATTCGAGGGACTTTCACATCTGTCGAGCCAGAGATGAAGCCGCATACAAACTCAAAAACTCAGGGCGATCAAACGCCTCAGTCGGAAAGATCCTTGGCGACCGTGATCACAGCACAATCATAGCCTCCGTTCGGCGGCATGAAATGAGACTTTGAGGAGGAATCAAAGTGACCGAGGAAGATGACATGACGAAAGCAACACACACGCCGGGGCCTTGGATGCCTCCAGAACCAACATCAAATCGCGTCATTCTTGAAGGCGGCACAATTTACAAAATCCGGGCGAATAAGCGCGACAAAACTCCG